GGTCCAACAGCAACTTGAGACATAAAATCCATGTTGCCTAAATGACTGCCCAAATCACTCAATAGTCTGGGTAGTATCTGATTATCTGCACTATCATTCGCTGCTTGTATTGCCGGTGTATGGGCGAACGCAGTCAGATTTGTTAGCATCCCGACGAGGCGGCTAAGGTCCGAGGTTGGCTGAGTAGAAAGCGTAGCCACGACAGACGGTAACGACGTTTCAGTTGGATCGGGGGAAGCCACCACCTGGTAGATCCCCGCATAACTTTGTTGCCACTGATCCAGTACTCCATTTAGTTGCTCCGACAAACTATTACTGACATCAACCGAAGCACCATTCAGATCACGATCGGAAGAACCTGATGGATTCTGAGTGGTAGCTAACTGTGCCGGCGTCAACTGCGGCACCGACAGAATAGGATAGTTCGTCAGGGTGTTCATCAAAGAATCGAAGACTACCTGATCACCCTGCAATGAACGAAGCAGTATAGGGAGAGTTTGGTTATACTGCCCAGTACTGATTAGGGCACTCTCAAAAGCCTTACTAGCCAGACTCACATCCGCGCGCTGCAACGGCTGAATCTGCACAGCAGAATCTGGTGAGTTCAGCAGATCGAATCTCAGGAAGTTGATATCGGTCTGCAACAGCTCGGTATACATCGTCATATCCATTGCTGTTGGAGCATCCGTCACATTGTATATACGGGATAGCGCTCGAGCCAGATCTGGATTCGATGCTAGATCAAACGTAACTCCCAGGCCCTGAACTAATGACAGGATCGCTTGTTGTAGGTACACCGCTGTATCATTCAGATCCGACAGTCGAGTCACTAATGCGGCCGCATTGCTGTTGGCAGCAGCGCTACTTCCAAAAGCACTGGAAGTAGTTACCGAAGTCCCTACTGGGTTCGTGCTCGGCGAGAGCACACTCATTGGAGGGATTGTCGGAGGCGGAGTGTAACTAAACTTGATCGGCTTGAAGGACACGTTAGGTTACCGACTTGATCGTACTATTGAAAGATGCCTGGCTAGTAAGTATGTTCTGTGGTGCAACCAGGACATTCTGAATACCTACCAAGGATAATACCTGGCTCCCAAGTGGCACGTTGCCGAATGCAGGGAGATGAATCAATGAAGCTAACATCTTCGCATTGTTCAAAACTAAGTTCTTGATTAAGCTCCAGGCGATACGCAATGTATGGCTTGAGGATGAATACAGATTCATCTGGAACTTGAAGTCTGATAGACTGTGCCAGTCTTGATTCATCAAGCCCTTCATGGATCCGTATTGCAGGCTCTGGCGCCCAGGCCAATCCTGCAGCTTGGTCTGTAGATTCAGACCTAGAGAGACATGGAACTGGTCCAGTATACCACTGGCAAGATTACTCTGAACCTGGTCCGACATTTGGCTTACCACCTCGGCGAGGAGCTATAAAAGGATTATCGAAAGGATTACCCTGAGGTCTTTGATACTGACCTTGTAAAGTATTCGGCTGCGATCGCGATGGCACTCTGCTATTCTGCCCGGGTGGACGAAAGGCAGAAGTTCTACTTGGAACTCGTTGGCTAGCAGCTTTAGCCTTACCTGGTATTACGATATGACTAAACTGCCCAGGAAGAACGACCTTGGGTTCTGTACCAGTTTCCTTATCTGGCATCTGACGCGAAGGTACTTTAGAGGACTCTTCAGCACGTTGACGAGCCTCAGCTGCTTTCTGAGCGTCTCTAACCGGATCACTTGGTCCTCCACCTAATGTGCCATGAGCAATATGTGCGATACGCTGTTGGGCTGGTATGGCTGTAATACCGTACTTTAGTTCGACGCCGAGCAGCGCCAGCATTGTAGCATCAAGATCATGGTCTCCTTCTTTGCCGCACTCATAGGTATTGGCAAAGCCATGCTGAGACCAAGTCTTTACTCTGTACGCGCGCAGCTGGGCATCCAGAATGTTATCCGCATCAGAATACTGAAAGAGCCCGCCTTCCAAACACATAACCGCGCCTTCAACCATGAAAGGCTTGGTACGTCTCTTCTCTTCTTCCTTATCAATATACTTAGAGTTCCCGCGGTTGGGAACAAGCTTGTTAGTCACCATCTCGGCGCCGAAGTCAATGACCTTGACTTCCATCAAGCGCTTGGTGTCAGGATCAGTTGCATTCTTGCCCATAAGGCGAAGCATCTCATCCTGGACATTACCGAACCCACGGTCAATATAAACACCTTCACAGTGCCAATACTTATTCATGTCCTTGATCTTATCAAGGCTATCTTGCGTAGTGGTCTGCGGTCCATCCACAACAGCAGATTCTACCATCTTGCGAATCTTGGATACAGGATCATACTCGACTATACGAATGCGAGTACCTGTTCCCTGACCATTCCAATCCACGCCCATGTAATAAGACTTACCACCCAGTTGACGGCACTGCTTGTAGTTGTAGTTCGTGCGGGCGCGATCTACGTAGAAGGACTTGAAGACACCTTGCTTCAGGTCTCCGAACTCAGCCATGAACTCATGACGGAACACATCATCAGTTCTTGCCTCACGTCTGCACGCGTCTTCATAATCCTGATCGAAGTCAGGATGCATCGTGATCGGAGCATAGAACTCACGATACGTCGGATCCTGGACGCACATCTGCCAGTATGTAGAACGCATTCCTGTCGGCGTTGAAGCGCCGTGGAACTCGGTATTACGATAGCGGCGTAAGAGAGGCGTTACAGCCCCATAGTCCGCTTCGGTCAGCAGGTCTTGCTCTTCCAGTCTGATACGGCGCGGTGATTGCGAACGGATGACATTGGCGCCGCGACCAGAAGATGAACCAGCAGTGAAGATGGAGATCTTAGAACCATTACGGAATGAGATCTCATAATAAGGCTGCTGCTTTCTGCCCTTGATACATTCGGCAAGCTCAGCATCATTATCGCACTGTCCCTGAATATCATCGAACCACTTCTGAGCTTGTGCTTTCGCAGGACACAAGATCAGTAGCTCGTAGTTCTTATGGGTAGTTATCTTGTGTAGTTCCTCGATAACACCCAGGAGGGTTTTACCCATACCACGACCCATGCGGTCGATTTTGTAGCGGGCCGAGCAAGCGAGCACAGGCTCCTGGTAGTCGCGCGGAGTGAATGGCGTGATCGTACCTTTATCATCGATTACATGGATATGCTTCTTAGCCCAATGAATAGGATCGAGGATGTCACGGACATCCTCTTCCTTAAACTCGGGATTACGGTCGCATGTCTTCTTGACATCTTCTTCAGTATAGATACCCTGACAGATGATGCTGAAAGGCTTACCAGGATACTTCTCTTGGTATTTCTCGTGACAAGCTCTACAAACAGGATTGTCCATACGCCGGAGGATATCCGGTGCAGTGGTCTTTCCGTCCGGTCGTGTGTTACGCTTTACGACCGGGAGTAGGAACTCATCGCGGTTCATTTGCCCTGATTAAGGTTGAGCGGGCGCTGGGGCAGCCTGGGGAACTGGGGCAGGTGCTGGGACAGCTGGCTTCTCAAGCTTATTGATCGTCTTATAGTCCGCGAGAGCAATACCGTACTCGGTATGCGACAGACCGCGGTCCTTAAGAACGGAGATTACGAAATCCGATACTTCCTTCGAAGCCTGATCGACAATAAGCTGAGCCTGGGCCTTGGCGTATTCTTGCTTACGCACAAGATGCTGAAGCATGGCGCTTTCATGAGCATCTAGCGGCTTTATGGCGGGAGCAGTCTCAACGGGCTTCGCACTGCTAATCGGGGTGACCTTATCTTTCTTCATTGTATCCTCCTAGGGATTCTTAGAATATACCATAAACTCAGGATCTAGCCAAACTTACTTAGGGCAGTTGGCACAGATAGCCGACCCATCCTTTTGGGTCTCATATCTTACTACCTTACGTCCACACTTACTGCAAACCGTTGCCCTTTGGGTAGCAGCCAAAACCACCTGGGCCTGGGCTACCACCTTAGGTTTATGGATCACCGCATAGGTCGACAGACCCAAGCTGACAACACTGATTATGATTGCGATGATCTCGATCATAGTTTACTCATAGACCACAAGAACGTTACAGTTGGCTGTTGCGATTACCAGCTCCAGACCTGTGAAGAATGGGATTTCCCGCATCTCGAGGGTAATAGGCTCTGAAACATTCGTTCCAGGACCTGTTGTCAAACTACCTGATGCCCAAAGAACAGTACCACTAGCAGCTGTGTTATCATAAAGTGTAACCACAGATCCAGATGTGATATTGCTAATAATAACGCTTCTTACTGCGCCGGCTCCAACCTTCAAGTTAACACCAGCAGTTGCTCCAGCTTGGAAGAAGAAGTTAGGAGCTGTTTCTGCTCGTCCTTCACGCAGAATAGAAGCATCCCATATTTCTAACGAAGCTGACGTACTAGCTGCTGTACTTGTAGCCCAGGCACTAATAGGGAATGTAGGAAGCTGATAGAGAATACCTGTTGTCGGTGTGACCGAGTGAATGAGCAGATTGTCTACGAAGAAGTAGGCACCTGTCACTGAATATTGGATTTCATACAGATGGACATTGGTATCCAGAACAAACTGATTGATCACACCATTGAAAGAGCCTGATGTGACTGTTTGAATGCTGGTAGCGTTGACATAGTTTATACTTAGAGCGCCGGCCGCATTGACAGAGAAGTAAACACCATTCTGCGGAGCCACTGTTGAAAGAGTGACAGCTCCCCAACCACGAAGAGTGTTGGCAACTGTAACTGCTGTCAAACGAACATTGGCTGCGAAGGAAAGAGGATGTCCGTGGATATAACGCCCGCTACGAACAGATGTAATCTTTCCATAAGCAGATGCAGCAGTACCGCTGGTAAGAGTTACAATAGAGTTTGCTACACCAGCCGCCGAGCCTGTGCCGGTATTTGCCAATGTCCAGAAGTTCGTATCATTGGATGCGCCGAATGGTGTGCCCACAACGTGATAAGGCTGATTGACAGCCAGCGTATGAGCAACGTTGGAGACGACTGGGAAGCCATCTTTATCTGCGATGCCATTGATTGCGGCGCGCAGGTTGCCATTGGTATCCAGAGAACGAGGCAATGCCTCAATCTGTGGAGCAGCGAAAGTCTCAACACGGAAGGTTGTGGTTGTGATCGGACCAAGGTTTGTCACGCGGACGCGATAAGTCTTGCCCACGCATTGAACTGTAATACCGAAAGGCTTGCCCGGGATATAGGTATAAGAATCTGTGACGTCATAGTTAGTACCATCACCAGATTGATCAATGAAAACTGTGCAAGGCTGGCTAGCAAGCAACATCACTTGAATGGCGCCAATACCAAGAGCGTTGGTTGCTGTACCTGTATATGTAGCGGCCGAAGCTATATTAGCCGAAGAAGTATTGTTGGCATCCGCTGTGATATTCTGAATAGTTGAAACAGCCAAACATACATCGCCATCAGCATCTATATAATGATCGTAAGACGCTCCGTTATCTGCATAGAGCTGAGCAGCTACAACCTTGGAAACTGTCTGGTCTGCTGGTGTGGTGATCGAAGCTGCGATGGCAGCGAGATTGCCACCTGTCTCTTGTGCAGCATTGGCAGGCAGAGGAAGTGCGGCTGCTGTGATAGCAACGTTCCCACTATCGTGAACAGGAAGAGGATTGGTGAGGGCTGCTGCAACTGCTGAACCGATAGCTGCTGCTGTTGGAGGAGTTAGGGTTGTAACCTGAGCAGTTGGAAGCGGATTTGTAGCTGGGTTGCTTACGATTGCCGAAGCAATAGCTGCTGCTGAAGGCGCAGCAACTGCTGCTCCGATTGCAGCCGCAGTGGGAGGCGTAATAGCACTGATTGTACCAGCACTCAAACTGACTGTGCCGCTAACCACACCGTTGAATGTTGTGGGAGGGTTGGAAACTATAGCAGAAGCGATTGCAGCAGCAGACGGCGCAGCAACAGCAGCACCAATGGCTGCTGCTGTCGGAGGAGTAAGAGTTGTGACTTGTGCTGTAGGAAGAGGATTGGTTGCCGGGTTGGAAACAATGGCTGCTGCAATAGATGCCGCGGTCGGAGGGGCCCCAAAACCAGCGATAGTGGAGAGAGAAGCTTCTGCTGCTGAATCCTGAACAGCAAATGTTCCAGCGTTGGTAACAGCGATAGTCTGTCCAGCAGCAACTGTTATAGCGGGTAGAGTTGTTACAGTTCCTACGTTTACTGTGCCGCCGACTGTCAGGGTTCCTGCCGACCAAGTTCCAATCGTGACAGCGGGCAGAGTTGTAACAGTTCCAACATTGACAGTTCCTGAATCTACAACAGTATGAAGATTAGTGCCTGTTGCTTGGATAACAGTGAAGTTACCAGTACCAGCATTGGCTGTAACTGTACCGCTGACCGGAGCTGGGTTCGGGAAGCCTGATGCAATATTGACCTGCATCTTGCCGCCTGAAACCGCGCCAGCAACTGTGGAGAGAGAAGATTCAGCAGACGCATCCTGGACAGCGAACGTTCCTGCATTGGTTACAGCAATCGTCTGCGCTGCCGCAATAGTAACAGCAGGCATTGCTAGAATGTCAGCATTGACACCAATAACAACCTGACCTGTTGGAGCTGTGCCCCACATAGTGGGAACACCAAGAGCTGTGCCAGCCCACTGGTTGATATTCTGGCTGCCAGTAACCGTGCCGGTGAAAGTACCCAATACACGCAGGTTACCACTCAGGTCAGTAGAAAGGAGAACCTGATTACCTTCTGTAAAGGATGGGTTGGCAGCATTGGCAATAGCAGAAAGAACTCCAATCTGAGTGCTTCCTGGAACTCCGCTATTATGAATGAGAGTGCCATCTACAGGCTGTATTGTAGTGCCAGTAGGATCTATACGAACAGGATTGGAAGCTGATGCGCCTTGCAACTTGCCGCCGCTGTCGATCACACCTATCAAAGTGGAATAAGAAGGGGCAGCAACATTATTCTGCCCAGTCGAAGGAACAACAGCAGTGACAGTACCATTAGCTACGGACACCAACCAAGGAGAAGCACCTGCTAGCCCTTGATTGGCTACAACTGTTTCGCCTTGTGTTTGTCCGGCGGCCGCGCCAATAGCAACAGCAGCATCAACTTCAACGGAGTTGGTACCAGTACCTGCATAGCCTGTGCAGTTGAAACGATATAGAACGTTCTCGGCAACAGAGAAACCAATGCTGGGATAAGTCAGTGCATTCCAGCTAGCGAAAGCAACCCAACTCGCACCTTGTGTTTGTGACAGCTCTAGGTTGAAGGTCAGAGTTGTAACGGTCCCATTCACGGTAGCTTGGACGATGATGGAATCACACTGATCTGCCGAGGAGCGCTTGACAAAAGGATACGAAGCAGCCGTACCTTCACCTTGGCAGTTTAGCACCACCCGATTAGGAACGGCACGTTGAATAGTGATTATAGGTGTGAGCATTGTAATCTAATTAATAGTCTATGACTACTACTTGAACTCTATTTAATGCTGTGCTTGTAAAATTG